AGTTCGCTATTTCTTTTTAGGTAATTACCTATACAGCGGAGATTGAGATGCCAGATACAAAGCAACAGTTAGGTATAGAACTAAACGTATCCCTGAACGAAGGGTTCAAAAAAATAATTGACGATATCCAAAAAGCGTTTGCGTCTATAAATGTTGATGCGGCGGTTAAACAAATCAAAGCTGTAGAAGAAGCTACCAAGAAAGCTGAAAAGACTTCGCTAGATTTTTCTAAACTAACCAACGCTCAGTTTAAATTAGTAGAGCAAGGTGTGGCTAAATACAACGCTGTGTTGAAAGAGACTAGCGGGGCTATTACGAAGACTGCTCTGAATCACGGCGAGTTGAATAAGGTAATTACCCAAAGCAGCGGCACGATTACTAACTACAGTGGAAACCTAGTAAAACTTGGCAGTCAATTTGTCACATTCCAGCAGCAGCAATCGGCATTTGCAGCAGCTCAGAGAATGAACGAGGCTCATAGAAAAGCTGCTCTGAAAGAAGAAGCTGCCTTATATACTAAGCAAGATGCTATGTTGGCTACTCGTAGGAAGTATGAAGAAGAACTTGGCGACACTACTTTAAAGATGCTTCGGAGAACTGCTGCCGGTAAGAAGGCAGACTTAGATGAAGAAGCTAGATTAAATGTTAAGCACGATGCTATGCTTGAGGCTAGGCGGCGCGGCGAGGAACGTTCAGCAGATGAGACTGTAAAGATTCTTCAGAGGACTGCTAAAGCTAAGAAAGATGGACTAGACGAAGAGGCTAGACTGTATACCAAGCATGATGCTATGATGGAAACTAGGCGTAGAGCTGAAGTTGAACGTGCCAAGCTAAATGCCGATATTCTTAAAAATACAGAAAAAGATAAGCGTGATTCTATAGCTCGTATGCTTAAAGAAGGCGATGCTATTATGGGTACTTACCGAAACAGCGGTATGCGCCCTTTAAACGGAGGCTACATTCGCAATACTGCGGTACTGGACCCTAACGTAGCTCACGGCCAAGCCATTAAAGAAAACGAGGAGTATACTAAACTTCTTCCTAAAATTAAGATGTACGAAGATTACATGAAAGCTTTACGTACTCAAGGCATGGCTATGTGGAATGGTCAGCTAGTTCCTATGCGAGAGTACAATCAACTTCTCAATAGGTCTAATAGCCTGTTCACTATCTTCGGTACTTCTATAGGACAAGTCACAAAGCACTTAGTAGAGTTCTATGCGATTCGTGGCGTACTATTTGCTATATCCAATCAAGTTAGAACTGCTGTGTCCGAGTTGCTGCAATTTAATCAAGCCTTAGCAGACACCGCTGGTATATCTAACGCTTCAGAGGCCGGTATCAAACGCTTCGGGCTTTCTGCTGAATCCATTGCAAGAAACTCTAAAATGGATCTTCAGGAAACTATGAAGCTGATGAACCTGTTGGCACAGTCGGGTGTTAGTGAAAGAGACGTTCCGTTAGTCTCTAAAGTGACAGCAATGTTCGCTACAGGAACTGGGTCTAGTGCCGAAAATGCTGTTCGTGTTATGACTACAGCCCTTAACGTCTGGGAAGTAGAAGCTAAAAATTCTTCTATAGTTGCTAATACGTTGGCTGCTGGTCTTAACTCTGCTAAACTAGAGGTAAATGAACTTTCCACAGTATTTAACTATTTAGCTCCTATGGCTAAACAGGCGGGTTATTCGATACAGGAAACCACGGCAATCATAGCAACCATGTCTCAGATGGGTGTTAAGGCTTCTACTATCGGTACTGGTACAGGTCAGTTGCTTACCCGCCTCATGGCTCCTACCAAGGGCGTTAAAGATTTAGCCAAAGCGTACAACCTTGAGTTAGATCAGTTAAACCCTCGTCTGCACAAGTTTAGTGAGATTATAAAGACACTACAAACTGCTGACGGAGGCAAGGCAATACCCGTTCAGGACTTGCTTAAGGGGTTTGGTCAGATTGCTGGGCGTTCTGTTTCTGCGGCAGTTACGGCGGGAGCTGAATATTTCAAAGAGATGGAAAGAAACGTATCTCTTGGGAATGCCTCTCTGGTTGCTTATAGCAAAGTTATGGAAGGCGTAGGCGCTAAAATGAATATTTTGCGTCAGACCTTCGTGCAGTTGATAGGCTCTATTACAGAGTTTAACGGAATAATTGGGGTAGGGTATCAAGCGTTACTTAATCTAACTCGCGGCTTAATGACCACCGAAGGAAAGGTGTTGGCTGTTGCTTCTGCACTGTTAGCCGTAGGTACTGCTGTATATACCTGTAGAGCTGCTTTAATAGCTTTCACAGCAAGTAATCCTCTAACAATCTGGCTTTCATTAGCAGGGATAGCGTTAACTGCTTTGATAGCTAAATTCGGAAGTCTCTCGCCGGAAACTGAGAAGGCTAACCGAGAGTTCCGAAAGCTGACTAAAGATATGAGTGATACGCAAAGGGCTTTCCAAGTTATAACAGATATGTATGGGAAGGCTACTCAGGCGGGAGAACTCAATAACACGATTACCAGAGAGCATAGAGAGGAACTTGAGAAATTAGTTAGAACCACTCCATCCCTCCACGGCGTTATAGACACCTCGGTAACTAAGTACGGTCAACTTGCAGAGTCTATTAAGAAGGCTAACGATCAGATGGAAAAAATGTCTGATATGAATCTTAGTAAGTACAACTCTACGATAGGTGCTTTGAATAGAGCTAAGGCTAAAAAAACTTGGGGCGGCTTAGGTAATAGTTATGACGAGGATATGGCTGAATATGCCCAGCAGGAGAGCGAGGCATTAGCGTCCCTTAAAAAGAGAGGGTACCCTTTACGGTCAGGCGATAAGGTTCTTAATCAAGAGACTATACAGGAGATTTTTAATAAGAAGAGAGGAGAGAGGAAGGCGCAGTTCAGTGCAGACCCGAACAATCGAGACAACATGGACAGGGCTTCTACCGCACTGGCCGCAGGTTCTGGTTGGGTGCCTACAGACCCTAATGCTACCTATGACATTTACGACCTTAATTTCAGTACTATGAAAAAAGGAAAGCCGTATGTCATGCCTGAGTCCAACACCAAGAAGACCCCAACTCCAGGCATTGCCGAAAGACCTACCTACAACAATGGGCCTACCGGAATTGATATGGCAGAGGCTGAGCGTAAGTTTAATAACGCAAATGCCAAGCTGATGCAGCAGATGCTTATCAGAGACTTAGAAACTAATCTCTCTGCTGCTATGGAAGATATTAAAGGAGAAACCGATCCCGCAGCCTATGAAGAGAAGAAACAAGCTGTACAGTGGTATATCAAGAGACTTACTACAGAAACTCTCAAGACATTTAAGGAAGAGCAGAATATAAGCAGGGCAGCAGCTATCGGGGCTGAGTACGACCCCACTAAAAAAGATCCTTTCGTATTCCCTGATACAAAAGTTGGGGAGTTAAATGCCAAGAAGTATGCAGAGTTTATGAAGAAAAATCCTAATGCTTTTAAAGAAAGCATGGATGCGGTGACAGAAGAAAAGGGCTACCTAGCTAGTGATGGAAGCGACCTTCGTAACAAGAAGATACCAGAATTCAACAAAAAAGAAGTAGCAGAGAAGCTATACACTTCAGACAAAGACGTTAAAGCCGCTGACAAAATTCTCCAGAACACTACCAAAAGGCTAGAGCTGGAAAAGGAATTAGCCAGAACTTCTTCTGAAGTAAGGGAAGCTGAACTCGGAATACTTGATGCACAGATTGCTAACACAGAATCTAAAGCCAAAGCTTACCAGACTGAGATAGAAACTTTAGAAGCTGCTATGATTAAGACAGACATAGATAAGGAAGTTCTGGACAAACAGCTCAACAGGTACATCCTCATAACAGAATCTTTAGAAGAAATTAAAGAGCTGGAAGAAACCATAAGAAGGAAAAGGAAAGAAGAAGCTGAGACTGGGCCTTTAGCAAACTTCAAGAAAGGCGCTTCTCAAGGTCTTATTGGGATGGGCGATGTAAAAAGTAATTCTGAAGAATTAGGCTTGGGGGTTGTGAATACAGGTCTGAACGGAATGGTTGATTTGCTAGACCAATCCATAAGCAAATTGTCCAAACTGGAGTGGAGCTGGAAGTCTTTCAGGCAAACTTTAGGGGAAGTGATGCAGGACATTGCAGGTCAACTTCAGAAGTACTATATCAAACTTATGGTGGTTTGGGCAGCGGAGCAGTTGGTGGGTTTGTTTGGCTCAAGTTCTTGGGGAAGTCAGACGGGAGCAGCAGCTAATTCGCCTTCTGGAATCTCACAGCCAGCTTTCAACACTTCGCCCAACCTTTTCGCGCCGAAAGCGTCTGGCGGGCTTATTGTAGGCGGTACTCCAGGAATTGACTCTGTGCCTATCATGGCAATGCCTGACGAGTATGTTGTTAAGGCTGATGTAGTAAGATCCTTGGGAGTTACTTTCATGGATGACCTTAACATGGGCAAGATTAGAAAAATGGCTACAGGCGGTTTGGTAGGCGGTTCTTCTAATAACAGTGGAAGTTCTTCTGGCGGTGGTTTAAATGGAACTATCCAGATAGTTAACGTAGTAAACCCTGATGACATTCCTCAGACCACCGATGCTCAAATAATTAACGTAATCAACTTAGATATCATAAAGAGGGGTTCTACGTTAAAGACTATAAAAATGGCTTTAGGTTAAATTAAATAAACCCTACTAAACAAAAATTTAGTAGGGTTTTTCTTTGCTCAAGTAATAAAATACGGAACCAGTTTGTATATAATAGAGTAGAAAGACATATACAGGAGAGAGTAATGGAAACATACCCGACTACCGACACAACCACAGGAAAGCCTATGCCCAATTGTTCGCTTCCTATTTCATATGGAATTAAGACTAATAATATTTCATTTATATCTGACAGTGGGATTGAGGAAGTCAGGCCCAAAGGTAGGCTTAAACAGACCTTCGATTTCTCCTACAAGGCTCTTACAGACACTCAGTACAAAACCTTGAAGGATTTTTACATAGCTAGGAAAGGCTCTTACTCAGCGTTTAAATGGACGGACCCTGTAAGCAAAGAAGAGTTCACTGTGAGGTTTAAAATGGAAGCCTTTGCTGCTAAGAGTTTCGCACATAACTTCAAGACTCCTCTGTATTCCTTGGACGTGCAACTAGAAGAGGTTCTGTAATGCTTTCTGAGGAATCACTTAGAAAATTACAAGCACTATCAAATTTAGTAAGCGAAAGGTGTGGGGTAATTTTAGAGGACGGAACCACGGTTGAGATTGCGAATGTGTCTAGAACTAAAGATGCATTTGTGTTTGATAAGTTCAGTTGGTTTAGTCTTTTAAATTCAGGCGCTAAAGTGGTTGCTATATGGCACACACATCCATATGATTGCAAACCTTCGGAGGCAGACCTAGAAGCTGCTAAAAGATTTCCTTATAAATTTCTGATAGTAACAAAGGATGATTATTTATGGCTAGAGACTTAAGCGCGTTATTTAGAGAAGAAACAACTAAAACAGAACAAGGCCAACTCTATCATCTAATTACCTTTGTGGATATTCCTACGACTCCAGAGTCTACTAACGTAAGTATAGTAGATGCTAACGAAGACGTAATTTATGATGGAGTTACTTACATAAAATTTCCAGTCATTTTTAATGGTATAGAGATGACTGGAACCGGTGAGATAAGTAAAGCAAGTCTTGTCGTAGCAAACCCAGAGAGAACCTTTCAGGCTTACTTACAACAGTTCAAGGGGTTAAGGGGAATTCGTGTAGAGGTTAAAACTGTCTTTGAGCGTTTCTTGGATTCTGGCGAGTCTCCAGATCCTTTGTCTTGCGTGGAAGATTCCTTTATAATAGACAGCTACACCGCTACGGATCAGACGATACAATTTCAGTTAGACCCTGTGTGCGACTTTAGTATAAAAATTCCTAGACGAAGGTTCACTCACATGTGCTATTGGAGATTCAAAGATCCAGAAACTTGTATGTACGCTGGGGCTGATAGTACCTGCACTAAAGACTTAGATAGCTGTAGGCAAAAGGGTAATGAGGCTAGGTTCGGAGGCTTCCCAGGAATTCCTACACAAACCAGAAGGATAAATTTCTAACATGAACTACTTAGAGTATTTGAAAATTCCATATAAGTTTAGAGGCTCAGGTATTGGAGAAGGTGCCGATTGCTACAGACTGGTCAAACTCATTTACTCTAAGGAATTTGGAATAGACCTTCCAGACGCTGACTATGTTGAGGACTGGTTTAATCTAAAAGATAACCTGATACTTGACCGCTATGAGTCTGAAGGTTTCTACAAAATAACAGACTCTCCTAGAACCGGTGACGTAGTAGTTTTAATTGAACACAGAATCCCTAAGCACCTAGGCGTAATAATAGATTCTGAGTATTTTATACATACCACTAAAGTAGGCACGGCCGTGCATTCTTACAAAAGTGGTCAGTGGTATGGCAAAGTACATTGCATACTCAGGCACAAGGATAATCAAAATGATAATTAAATTTGATCCGTACTTTTTTAAATATACAAGTTTTCAAGAAACTATAGAGGTCAAAGGTGATTCTCTGCGCGCTGTATTAGAGAGTCTTTTAAATGATTATCCTCAACTGCATGTATTTTTGGTAGCAGATAATGGCAAGGAAGCCGATAAAACTTCTTTTAAATTAAACGGAGAATACATAACAGATGTAAAAGAAATACACCGGAAGGTTAGTTCTGGAGATGTACTTGAAGTAGGTTGTGATGTGCCTTATGGGGAGAATGGGGCGGGCAAGATTATAGCCGGTGTGATTATAGCTGTGGTTGGGGCAGTTTACCAGCAACCCTACCTAGTCGGATTTGGCATATCTTTGGCTTTGGGTGGGGTCGGGGAGTTGGTGGCTGGCCAACCTTCCTTGCCTACTTTTGACTCAGGTACCAACACCTCTTCTACTTACACATTTTCAGGCATTAGAAATACTACTGTTTTGGGTACCCCTATAGGTATTGTTTACGGGACTCATAGGGTTGGTGGGCACATACTTAATGCTTACAATGATGTTATAGGCGTAAACACTACTGGAAACTCTAGCTGGCTAAGAACTCAGGTTGGTTTGTGTGAAGGAGAAATCCAGTACATAGAGCCTAAATCTATAGAGATAAACAACAGAAGTATTAGCACTTTTCCCGAATCAGATATCGGAGTTTTATACCGTCTAGGCACCAAATTCCAAACTGCACCTGATTCCCAGCTTGTTGTGTCCGATGATGCTACTAGTACAGTCGTACCTGTGATCAGAACATTTGATTTATTACCAAATCCCCCAGGACTTTATCTAGAGCGAGAGTACACTTTAGAGAGTGCCGCTACTAGCTTAGACGTATACATCGGCGCGTTCGTTGGCACATACCCGGACCAAAGGGATGAAGTATTTCATATTTATTGGAAAGAGGCGTCAAGTTCAGAAGACTATATTAACAAAGTAGGCCCGATACCTATTCCAAGAAGAGGGTGGGACGATAAACAGTATGTTTACTTAGATCCAGTAAAAGCCACTATAGTATTCCCCACAACTGGGATGTATAAAATCAAGGTGGTGACTGCTAAATGGAGTACTCAATACTATAACGGTGCAGTTGGTCCGGTATCTTACGAGGGGCTTATAGAGTACCCTTACTACCCGACAGACAGGCACCCAGTTCCTAGCACCCCCACTCTTACGCTAGACGGCTATGTGGATAAGTACGTTATAAGAAATTCAGGGGCACTAAACACAGACGTTACTTCATCTATGGAGTACTTTAATAGGATCAAGAACTCTTTTTCGTATAATCTCTTGGTCACTAACGTAGATGATGCTGAGATAGGCCCAACCTCTGATGGAGTAGTAGTATCCACATCAACCCCAGTCGATGCTCTTAAAATAAACTTAGCAGCCCCCGCAATCTATAAGAGCGAAAAGGGCGAGCTGTTAGACACCACAGTAGAAATAAAAGTATATTGGAAGTTAACTGAAGGAGATTCTTACTCGGAATTCTACCCAGACGGTATTACAAAAAAGCACACTATAGTCAGTATCAGAGGTAAGACTAAATCTGAGTCAGAGCAAACCTTCGTAGTGCCTATACGAGAAAATGGCGCATACGATGTAAAACTTATTAGGGTCACTCCTAGTAACTCAGATAACCTTTTAGTGGTAGATAATGTATATGTCAAAGACGTTATAGAAGAGATTCAAGAACAGCTTATATACCCCCACACAGCACTTCTAGGGTTGAGTATTAAAGCGACTGAGTTTATATCCGGTGGGTTGCCTACAATAACCTCTATTATACAAGGTACTAAGGTTCAGTTACCACAGTTCTATAACGGCACTCGCAGGTACATGTCAGATGCCTATAATGGTCTATTCAAAGCAGATAAAGAATGGACTGACAATCCGGTTTGGTGTCTATACGATCTAATAATGAACGAGAGGTATGGTCTAAAAAACTACTTTAAAATCTCGACTTCTAAACTAGGGTTGATGAAGGCTAATTTCTTTCAGATGGCTCAGTACTGTGACGAAAGGATAACCCCTGAAGGTGCCATAATAACTGACCCTCTTAGCGACGATTACGAATCTGCGAGACCTAGATTCAGCTTGAACATAGTAATAGACCAATCTAAAACAGCTATTGAATGGTTAACTATTATTTGTGCTTCGATGAGAGCTACCTTGTACTATACAGAAGGGGTAGTCTTCATAGATATTGATAGACCCAAACCTATAAGCCAACTCTTTAACATGAGCAACATCAAAGAGTATGTCGAAACAGGTATGTCTTTCAAACAACTTCCCAACGTCTATGAAGTACAGTTTAACAACAAAGAGAAGGATTACGATCAGGACACTTTGATACTTGAAGATCCAGATTACCAGTTAGACATTACAAAGGAAGAAAGCAAAAAGACCTTGCAGTTGATAGGCGTTACCGGAGAGGACCAAGCCAAGTCGCTTGCTAAATATGCTCTCAGGGTTGGTCAGCTTTTAACTACCTCAGTTTCTTTTAAGACCTCGACCTATGGGTTACTATCTACGGTAGGGGACGTGATAGGTGTGCAGCACGACGTTCCTCAATGGGGATTTGGCGGAAGGGTTGTAAGTTATGATACAGAGACTAGGTTAATAACTGTAAGCGATGATGTAGAAATTAGTTCTGATGTCTCTATTTTATACTCTATGCAGCTAGTTTGTAAAGGTAAGTCTCCAGAGATAGTTGCGGTTACGCCAAGTAATACTGGACTATGTAGAACATTTACTTTGGATACTATCCCTGTAAATACCCCAGCGAAGGATGATTTGTACATTGTAGGGGATATTACAAACACCGTAAAGCCCTTTAAAATTGTTTCACTAAAGAGAGATAAAGACGAAGTTATAGAAGTTACTTGTGTAGAATACTTAGATGAGATTTATACAGATGCTGACGATATTACTGATCTGCCTATTATAGTGATGCCTAACTACAGCAGCTTAGATACCATTAAGAGGTCAGTTAAGAACGTGTTTGTAGAGTCTACTGTATATGTCGATTCTACAGGTAACTTAAAGACTGGCGCTAGGGTTTACTACTCTAAGCCTGTTCAGTTGGGTTGGGCAGGGGTTATAGTCTACTACGGGATTAACGGAGTTTACGCTGAGACTCCTATAGACAAAACTGGAGTAGTTACTATTCCTGAGATAACAGTAGAAGGGGAATACCAGTTCATATGTATCTCAGTTTACACAGATGGAACTAGGCAGAGTATAGCAGAGGCTTTAGCCGATGCCGACTTAACTCCTTACTACACGCTCTATATAACTCCGTACATAGACAACGCGGAATTTATAAAGGGTGTTAATGGTCTTCAGTTAGTTGGGCAGGGAAATACTACGGAGTTTGCGGGGAAGGATGCTAAATTCACTTGGCGGAAACCTGCCGTGGTTGACTTTAGTCTCAACGATCTAGCTACCGACAGTGCACTAGCAACAGCCACAGCGGATTCTTGGTTGAAGGAATATCAGATAACCATTAAAAACGCTGATGGTTCCGTTAGACATAGCACTAAGGTTTATGACGAGCATTACGACTATAAGTACGAACAAAATTATGTAGACGGCGCAGGTAGGCCAGTTAGAACTTTCAGCATTACTGTAATTGCGGTAGATAGGCTAGGAAGGGAGTCTGCCCCAAAAACCTTGCAAGTGACTAACCCAGTACCTGCCAGAATAACTTAAGGATAATTTATGATAAACTTAGAAGCTGGAATAAAAAATTATGTAGTGACATTTAATCCGGCACCTGACCTTGACGTGGTAGGTTACGTAATCAATGCATCTTTAGAGAGTGGTTTTACACCTTCTGCTAGTAATGTGGTTAGCGTTGGACCTGATACATCTGTAACTATCCCCTCAGATGACGGGGTGTACTATGTTAAGGTAGCTGCTTACGATAGTTTTGAAGACCCTGAAAACATTGATTTTCTAAGTTTAAACTACTCAGAGGAAAAGAGTGTTGAAGTAAGATCTATACCAGATATTATAGAAATGATTTCGGGGCAGATTACTGAAAGTGAATTACACTCTGAACTTAGCAGTAGAATAGACCTGATAGATTCTCCTGAAGTTGGTTTGTTAGATAGACTAGCCCAAGAGATTTTAGATAGAGCTGCTGCGGTGTCTGGGGAAGCACAAGCCAGAGCCGCAGCGTTAGACTACTACTACACTAAGGTAGAAGCTGACACTGCAATCGCTGAAGCAGTAATTGGTGCTTCTTCTGGGTCGGTCACTAACGATTCATTAGCCACGGCGCTTTCCGGTTACTACACTAAAACTGAAGCGGACTCAGCAACTGCTACAGCAATAACCGGGGCTACCTCTTCTCTAGTTAGTACTGATTCGTTGGCTACGTCTTTAGCAAGTTACTATACTAAAGTTGACACAGACTCAGCTATAGCCACTGCTACTTCTGGTGCGGTAGCTACGGCGAACAATAACACAGCTTCTGCATTAATCAACTACTCTACTACTGTCGAAACTACTACAGCAATCGACGGGGCTATAACCTCTGCGGTAGAGGCTAAGATGATGTTGAAGGTAGATGCTAACGGTAAGATTGCTGGCATTGGCTTGTGGAGTGATGGAGTAACTAGCAACGTAGAAATTCTTGCTGACAGATTTTCTATTGTGGATGCAGGTCCAGGAGCTACGCCTTTAGTTCCTTTCATAGTTGACCAAGGAACTGTTTACATAGCTAAAGCTGCTATAAAAGACGGAGATATAGATAACGCTAAGATAGGCAACTATATTCAGAGCACTAACTATGTTGCTGGGCAGGCTGGTTGGAAGTTTGATAAGACAGGAACTTTCCAACTTAAGGGCGGTGACTTCTACGGTACCGTTCACTTTACCTCAGCACCTAAAGACGCTAATGGAAATACTATCGAAATAGATAATAATGCTATAGTGGTTGGTGGTAGAAACATTCTGGCTAATAGTGATTTTTCTTCTGGAACGACTCCTTGGGCACTCTACAATAATGGCCCAGAAGCAGCTTCTTTGGTGTTAGTGACTGGTGCTGGTAGAAACGGAACTAATGCTTTGAGGGTGTCCTTTAGTAGTAACACATCTCAAAAAGGAATAAAATACTACGTAAATACAGGCTGGCAGCCAAACACAACATACACAATAAGTTTCTATAGTAGAACTGATAACATCGCCACGGCTGTTCCTATGTCGCTTCGCTGGAACGTCAATCCTGTAGAAACAGAAGTAGTTGCTAACCCAGTAATCAATACTTCTTGGCAACGTTATGTGTTCATAGTTAGATGGGGGGTTAATGTAGACACTTATGGTCCCTATATCTCTATTGCTGGTAGTACTTCAGGGCAAGTAGATTTCAGTTGCGTAATGGCTGAGGAAGGTAATAAAGCCTCTGCGTGGACTCCATCCATAGAAGATATAAATGAGTCCATTGCTGCTGCTCTAAATGAAGCCGAAGCAGCAAACGCACTAATCGCTGAAATAGCGTCTGACGGTAAACTAACAGCTACCGAAAAGCAGTCTGTAAGGTTAGAGTGGGATGTTGTTGCAAGTGAGTGGGGTGGGATAAATACTCAAGCAGAGAACTTCGGAATAACTACTGAAAAGAGTAACTACATAAATGCTTTCCAGGCTCTTGCAAACTACCTGAATAATGGCGTAGCGTGGAGTAGTGGAGTTCCTTCTTGGATAACTGACGTTAATATACCAACTACCACGACTATTGTAGGAGCAACGTTTAGGTCAAAATGGAGTACCTATTATTACAACCGAACTATCTTATTAAATGCCATAGCTACTAAAGCAAAGACTGTGGCAGACACCGCAAATAGTACTGCAAACACGGCTGCTAGTACTGCTACTACGGCGGCAACCAACGCAACCAACGCGGTAAATACAGCAAACACTGTTAATAGTTTGGTTTCTGATATAGCTTCAGATAGTAAATTAACGCCTAATGAAAAGTACACGGTTAGGAGGGAGTGGGAGGTAGTAGCTGCTGAAAAAGCTGGGATAGAAACACAAGCTACATCGTTTGGGTTGGTTACAGAAAAGGCTACTTACACAACTGCTTTTCAGAACTTAGCTAACTATTTAAATGCAGGAGTAACTTGGGCTAGCGGGATACCCTCTTGGATTTCAGACGCTAATGCCAGTATCACCACAACAATAGTAGGGTCAACCTTTAGGGCAACTTGGAAGGCTTACTATGACGCTAGGACCGCTTTACTAAACGCAGTAGCAGTTAAAGCGGCTTCTATGGCAAACTCCACTGAAGATAATTTAACCACTATAGCAAGACCTGTAGGCGGGACATATAGTATTACGGGTAGTGCAACCGGAGCTATTAAGATAACATTGCCGGTATTGTGGTCTGGTACGATGCTTCAATTTTCCGTAGATGTTTATAATTACACTACCAACCAATACTTTACCGCGTTAGTGGGCGGGTACACCTCTGCGGGAGGTTATTGGGTAAACACTTCAGCCTCTATCGTAGGACAGTCCAGCGCATCCCATACAATACGCTTTGGGCATGATGGAACTAAGGCGTGTGTTTGGATTGGGGAGACTAATTCTTCTTGGGCGCACCCTAAAGTAGTTGTAAAGAACTTTATAGCAGGGTATTCTAACTATGATATAGATACTTGGAAAGCTGGCTGGGATGTGTCTGTCGTAACTTCTTTTGGGACTGTTCAAGTAACTGACACAGACAACATGGTATACGCCAGTGACGTAGCTAAAGTGGGCGGGACCTTAGCGGCTACGGTAAGAGATAATGCGGCTAGTGCAGCTACTACCTTAGCGGACTGGACAAGGCCCGGAACGACTACTATAGATGGTAACAAGATATACACTGGAGACGCTTATGTAGACACCTTGCAGATCAAGGGGCAAGCAGTTACTATATCGGTAGGCGCTTCCGCTGCTAGCGAATTATTAACGAATAGTAGCACTTGGGCAGACACAGGACTTGAAGCAAGTATAACGCTGGAAGCTGGAACTCCCGTAATGGTTAGTGTAGTAGCTGATGGGGATATAAAGCAGGGAGTTAATGGCGGGTATTGGGATCAATCTGTGTATGTAAGAGTTCTTAGGGGGGCAACGGCCATTACGGGCGGGGAAGAAACTGAAGTAGGCACATGGGCAGTAACCTTAGTGCAGATGTCCGAGACTGGGTATGCTACTGAAGCAGGCTGGAGTAAAACTGGAATATTTTTGATAAAAGATACCCCAGGTGCCGGAACTTTTACATATAAACTCCAGTATAGAGCCAAGTACGCACTGGGGGCGGCTTCTGCTCGGATCAGGCGTAGGGGTATAACAATTCTAGCGGTAAAGAGGTAACTTATGAATTTCGCAGTGTACAACCGATCTACTGGTATAATCCTTCGTATGGTAGATTCCCCGCCTGAAATAATAGATATTCAGGTGGGGAATGAGGAAGAATTTTTTCTAAACTGTCCTCTAGAGTCCACTCATATTATTAACGGGGAACCTGTCACATTAGAGCCCACACAGCCAGAGGCTGTACCGCTAACTCTAGAAGAAGTTAAATTTAAAAAATGGTCAGAAATCAAAAAAGCCAGAGACGCAGAAGAACTCTCTGGCTTTGATTATCTAGGCAAAAGGTTCGACTCAGACTCAGCAGCTATCCGAAGAATTAGTATAGCCGTACAAGCTGCTCAAGTTGTTCCAGAGTTTTCTATAGAGTGGACTTGTCAGGATAGCTCTACAATAACTATGGATAAATCTCAGATGGTTCAGATACCTATAACTATGGCTATGAGAGGTAATGCTATACATCAAAAGGCTAGAACCCTTAAAATGCAAATAGAAGAAGCACAGACAATAGAGGGAGTAGAAGCAATTAGGTGGGTCTAGTATTAAATGTACTTGCCAAAGTAATATTTATTATGCCTAGAGTGTATATAATAGTGTGAAATGATTTATTTGTTTTAGTATAAAATTGTTAGGAGACTTGTATGGCACAGTATCAGGTTGGCACAGCATCTGTAACTCAAGGTACAAATATAGTGACTGGGGTGGGAACTTCTTGGCTCAGTAAGGTTAGTGTTGGGGATACTTTTAAAGTTTACGGGGTAGCTGCTATTTATGGTATTATCTCTGTGGATAGTGATACCCAAATTAAAATTAGCCCCAACTACGCTGGAATTTCTGTAGCTGGCTCTTCTTACCAACTAACTACAGACTGGACTCCTAACTTGGGGCTTGCAGAAATACATGCAGGTGACAGCGAGTTTGCCTTTCATTTAACCCAGGAAGTAATTCGGAAATTGGACGCTAGGATTGGTCAGTCCGGGATACTCGTAGGGGAGGCTTCTACGCAGGTACAAGAAGATGCATTGTTTGCGCAGGGCTACACGTTCGTTATTAGGACTGATTTGTTAGGTACAACTACAGCAAGTCCTACTACAACTTTAGAAGCTACAACTACTAGTGTGCCTACAACTACTTCAGCGCCCACTACGACAGTTGCAGCGACTACAACAGCTGTACCTACTACAACGGCTAGTCCTACGACTACTGTTTCAGCAACTACTACGGCTGCTGCGACTACAACCACTACAGTAGCGGCTACTACAACTACTTTAGCAGCTACGACCACCAGTGCTCCTACTACAACGGCTAGTCCTACTACAACTACTTTAGCAGCTACAACTACAGTAGCTCCGACTACTACAACTGTTGCTGCCACAACAACTACTGCGGTACCTACAACTACTACAACCACAGTAGCGCCTGACACAAGCCCTAACGCTTTCACCTTTGTTGACCAAACAGGTGTAGCGTTAAGCACTGTTACGGAGTCCGCAGCAATAACAGTTGCTGGTATCAATTCCCCTGCTGCTATTTCGATAGTAGATGGTGAATATAATATTAACGGCGGAGTTTTCGTTTCAGTGTCCGGTACCGTAAGCAATGGTGATGTTGTAAAAGTACGGCTCATAAGTTCCGCAAGCAATAGTACAGCAGCGAGCACCACACTTACCATTGGTGGTGTGAGCGACACGTTTACCGTTACGACTGCCGCAGCGGGAGATACTACCCCTGACGCATTCTCCTTTATAGATCAAACCAACGTTCCGTTATCCACTTTAGTTGAATCCAATACCATAACGGTATCTGGTATCAATGCACCGACAAACTTATCTATCTCAGGCGGTGAGTACAGTAAGAATGCGGGGGCTTGGGCGAGTGCCAATACCACAGTTGTTAACGGAGACACGATTAAAGTAAGGCGCACTTCCAGCGCAACCCCCGGAACTACTGGCAATGTCGTAGTCCTGATAGGCGGGGTGGGCGATACCTTCAGCGTTACCACACTCGCGGCACCTACCGCACCTGTCGTCATCACTGTCACTCCTAATGATACTACAAGCCTCATCACCCTGACATCCGGCGGCACCGGCGCGACCTCCTACGAGCTGAAATACCGCGTATCCGGCGGCAGTTTCGGTGCATACAGTACGGTCACTCTGCCTCACACACAGACAGGTCTTGTTAACGGGACTACTTATGGATTCATACTGAAGGCCATCAACGCCGGAGGTTCGGTGGAGTCGGCAGAGGTCAGCGGGACACCGGTTGCGGCTGGTAATTACAG